GTTGGGGGACTCCTCCCCGGACGGGGCTGCACCGCTGTCGGCGGTGTCGATGGTGGCGGTCACGGTGTGGACCGGATCGGTGATCTCGTCGGCGTCGTGAAGTCCGACGAGCACCCCGGGGCAGAACCAGCGGATCGCCATGGTCCGGGCACGGGCGACGAGCATCTGCCTCGGCATCTTCCGCCAGTTGTCCTTGCCGGTGAGACCCATCGCCTTCGCGTCGTCGATCGTGAACGTGGCCTGGCCGATGGTCTCACCGGTGCGCTTGTCGACCACTGCGACGGTGGCGGCCGTGTCCGACACGTCGGTGGGGGTGACACGGAACCCTGCCCGGTCCGCGAGCGCTGCCTGCATCTCCGCGGAGATGGTGCGCTTCCCCTGGATGAACGTCATTGATTCCATCGCGGTCCACGGGTCGAGGCCGTGCTGGTCGGCCCAGCCGAGCGCGAGGAGTACGGCGCCCGGGTTCGCCCGGTACGCCTTCGGGACGAGTTCGCCGGCCTTCGCGATGGCGGTCGCTTTCGCCATGTCGACCGAGTGGGTTTCGGTGATGGTGGCGGGTGCGGTGGTGGTGCGTGCGCGGAGCACAGGTGTGGTGTCGCTCATGGTGTTGTCTCCCCTTGGGTGGTGATGGTGAGCCGTCGGGCGCCTGCGGCCCGACGGTAGGTGTCGACGATCGGCCGCCATTCCTTGCTCTTGGCGAGGCTGCGGTCGAGGCAGGTGCGTGCGAGCTCGGGATGGTCGGCGAGAAGCTGTGCTTCGGCGTCGCCGGTGATGACTTTCGCCGCGGCGCTGACCGTGACGGTGTGCCCGGCGGTGGTGCCCCTGTGCCGGTCACCGACCGCTTCCCGGATCCGTGCTTCGAGCCGGTCGCGTTCTTCGCCGATCGTCTTGGCTGCGTCGCGCAGCTCGACGAACCGGGCGACGTCGCCGGCGATCGGCTCGAGGTCGACGGGTTCGGGTTCGGGGTTGGCGACGCAGTGGACGGCTTTGACGATGTCGAGCGCGGTGGCGCTGTCGGGGTCTGGGAGGGTGCCGGCTTGGAGGTGTGCCCACAGGTCTTCGGCGATGGACTGGAGCATGATCTGTGCGGCCGGGTCGGCGTCGATCCAGCGGAGCTGGATGCCTGCGAGCGTGTCGTCGGTGTCGTCGATGGCCGCTTCGGCGAGCAGCGCCCGGGTCTGTCCGGTGACGAGCATCTGCCATTGGATCTGGTGGTCCCAGCGTGCGCGGTTGGGTGTGGTGCCGACCCCACGGGTCTTGATCTCGACCACGGCGTACAGCTGGTCGACGGTCGCTTCGGGTGTCCGTGCGGCGAACCCGTCGACGGTGGCACGCCAGCGCGGGTCGTCCGCATGTTCGCACCAGGTCTCTTCGCCGACGACGTGGAGTCCGGTGAGGATGTGGATGGCGTCTGCGATGGTGGGCTGCCAGCGGTGCCCGCGTGCCATCTGCGCGGTCTGTGCGACGACGTGCCGGCCGGTCTTGCGTGCGACAACCCCGTATGCGCCGCCGTAGGTGCCTGCGGCTGCGTCTGCGATGTCGGTGGCGGTGATCCCGGCGTTACGCCAGGCGTGCCACGCGGGGTCGTCTTGAGGGAGTGTGTCGGTGTCAGTCGTGGTCATGGTCGGTCATCTCGTTGCGGATGGCGGGGAGTATCTGGCTGATGCGTGACGGGTGTACGCCGAGCGTTTCGGCGACCGCCTGCTTGGTGAGGCCGGCGGCGAGCCCGTAGGCGATGGTGGCGTGACGGCCGACGAGTCCCCGGTCGAGGACAGGGTCGGTCGGGTCGTGGTGGTGGGGCTGCCCGTCGGGGTGGAGACCGGCGGGTCGGGCGTCGGCGAACTGGTGGGAGCGTCCGGAGCGCCACATGCGGCGCATGGCGTCGACGGTCCGCCAGCGTGCAAGCTGTACGAGTTGCCCGTCGGGCATGTGGAGGTGTGCCCAGACGACGAGGCGTGCTTCTTGGAGGAGGTCGTCGTGGTCGGCGGGGCGGATGGTGTGCCGCCAGCGGGCGACCGCGGTTTGGGCGATGCGTTCGATGCGGTCGTTGTCATCGCTGGTCACCTGTCGGCCCGCGGGTGTGGCGGGGTGTCGTCCGTGTCGGCCCATTCGTCGACGGGCCGGCAGGGGAGGCCGATCGCTTGGGCGGTGTGCCATTCGGCGCGGGCCCCGGCGGAGTGTTCCCATCCGGGGAGCAGTGCGACACCGTCGGCCCACCGGCAGACGGTACGCAGGCAGTCCGACATCGCTTCTCGCAGGTCGAACTGGTGGGCGGCCAGTTCGTCGTGGTTGCCGTGGAGGTCGAGGGCGATGGCGTCGAACCCTGTCCACCGGTCTCGCCGGGCGGGGGACCACACCCTGTACCCGGCCCGCTCGAGCTGGAAAGCGGCGGCGTCGAACGCTTCGAAGTTGAAGTGCCGGTGGCCGCGCATCGGGCCGGACAGGAACAGGCGTGTCATCGCCCCCACCTCGCCATCCAGGTGAGGACGGTGAGGACGCGGCGCCGGTGGATCCGGTCCCGGTGCGCCTGCCGCTCCGCCTCGTACTGCTTCTGCGCTTCTCTGTCTGCGAGCTTCATCCCAGCTCCTCGATGAGGTCGGCGGCGGCGAGAAGGTCGGCGGCGAGGGAGTCCCCGATACCCCACTCGACGCCCTCATAGGCCCATTTGCGGAGCCGGTCCGGCAGCTCCTCCACCGTGGCGCACCGCCGGCAGCATCCGGCGCACACCCGGTCGTCGTCGTCGTGCAGGTCTGCCACATGGGTGACACGCCCACAACGGGCGCACTCGGTCGTCGTCATCGCTCCTCCTCGTCGGTTGTCGTCCCAGCGTCGAGAGCGTCGAGCGTCGTCGTAGCCCTCGTGGTAGGCGCACATCCACCACACACCGGTGCGGCGGTCCCGTTCGCATGAGCACCGCCACTGGTCGTACACGGCGTCGCCTGTCTCCCCCTGCGCCTCGATGCTGGCGAGCGTCGCCGGATGGATGCTCTTACGGGCGCTCACGGCAGCCACTCCCCGAGCTCGGAGCGCCTTTACACGCGCCGCACCGGCACCGGTCCTGCACGTACTTCACGTAGGTGCCGTGCTGTCTCACGCCGAGACCTCCAGCGCCTGGAGGACGCGGCCGACGATCCACGCCATGACCGGCGGGGTGACCGCGTTCCCGGCGAGCCGCACCCGGTCCTTCTTCGTGAGGTCGTCGGGGATGTAGCCGTCAGGGAAGGCCATCGCAGCGGCGATCTCGTGTGGCTCCAGCATGCGGAACCCGCAGTCGTCAACGATCTCGTCTGGGTCGATCAGCGCGCACCGGTCACGGGTCGTGACCGTCGTGGTCATCGTGCGGGCCGGCTCGGAGGTCGGGGTGACCATCTCGGCCCCTCCCCGGTTGTTGCGCATCAGGAGCCCGTGGTGGCATCCACCGGCGGTCACGGTCGGGACCGGGGACTCGACGGATCGGGCGTGACCGTTGCGGCGCATCGGCACGATCAGCGAGTTCCGGTCATCCGACGCACACACCGTCGGATGCGGGCGGGTGAGATCGCTCACCCGCCCGCCGTGCGCCGTGTTGAACAGGAACCCGTCGGGCCCTGTCGCCAGAGCGTGCTGCGCCGTGGTGGTCTGCGTGGCGAGCGGTTCCGTGACGGGCCGTGCCCGGTTGCCCGGGGTGCGCTCGTGCACGTTGCCCGCGCCGGCGGTGATGACAGGAGCGAACCCGAAGCGCTGCAGGCCGGCGAGGATGCGCGACCTGGTGTTGTCGGCGAGCGGCTTCGCACGGTCACCGATGCGAGGGCATGGCAGCGCCCAGTCGATGATCGACGCCGCTGGCTCGGTGGAAGGCTCGCACGCGTGCCCGCAGGTCGCGGTCCACAGCCACTGCTGCCGGTACCGGCCGACGGTTCGGCCGTTCTTCCACGCCTGGCGCACCACCCGGGCCGACTCACACCGTGGACACCATGCTTCGAGCTCCAGCTCGAGATCGACGCTCAAGCCTCTGCGGGCCCACACGACGTAGATCCGGTCCCTCGACTGCGCCACGCCGTGGTGCATCGAGTTGTGGGACAGGACCACACCCCGGTAGCCGAGCAGTTCCATGGCCTGCCACCACGCTGGCCACATCACCCACTTCGTGGCTTCGACCACGTTCTCGACGATCACCGCGGCGTAGCGGTTCTGCTCGGCGAACCGGGGAACGTCCCACATCGTCGCCCGAGAGCGTTCTGCAGCCGGGTCAGGTGCGTCCCACAGCGTCGGGTCCTGACGGCGGCGGGACACACCGCGGGCCTGGGAGTGGTTCGTGCATTCGGGCGAGGCGAGGAGGATGACGGTTGCCGGGTAGCGCCGGGGGTCGGCTTGGGAGATGTCGGCACAGTCATGGCCAGCGTCGGGGAAGTGCGCCTGGTGCACGTCGATGGCGGTCTGCCAGTGGTTGGCGGCCATCACGAGTTGTGCGCCTGCGAACTCGGCACCGAGGGAGGAGCCGCCAGCCCCGCAGAACAGGTCGGTGACGGTGACGGTCACGGCAGCCACCTCCGGGGCGATGTGGGCGTCTCTCCACCACGCCGCCACGTCTCGGTGAACACGTCGCCTCCGTCGGCGTCGAGCGAGATCGTCCAGGTGGCAACGTGCTCGTCAGCCTCCCGCCATCCGACCTTTGCCGCGATCAGCTCTCGGAGCGCCTCGATTGCGGCGGTGACCTCGGGCGAACGGATCGCCCGGTCATAGGACTCTGCCCCATCCGGCATGGACAACTCGTAGGAGTCGCCGGTCCGCTCGGACAGGAAGTCGGCGATCAGGGCGGCCGACGGGATCGGACTGATTGCCGGGCGGACCGACCACTCCTCGATCGTCCACGGCCCCGATCCGCCGTCGAGCCGATCGGCGATCATGTCGGCCGCGATGTCGGGCGCGTGCTCCAGCCACTCGGCACCTGGCGGCCCGTACAGCCGTTCACCGCGCCTCATCACGGTGTACTCCTGTTCCCGTCCGCCCACTCGCTCAGCGACGTGATGGCGAGCCACAGGGCCGGGTTGACCACCCCGGGCCGTTTGACGATCAGCAGCGGGGCGACCGGTATCCCGGTCCGGTGCTCCTCGACCTCGGCTTCGGCGGTGATCTCCCGCCACCACTCGGGCACCGCCCACCGCTGCCGATTTTTCACGTCGACGAGCCAGCGGGAGCCGGGCCATGTGATGTCCCCCGCATCCGTCGACCGTCCCGACCGGACCCGTTCCGCCGGGATCCCCTGGGAGCGGAGCCAGTCGACAACCTGCCGCTCCGCCCGGTCACCCTTGAGCTTCTGAGGGTTGCCCATCAGATCTGCTCCCATTCGAGGATCGCCGCGTGGCGCACCACGAGCCGCGGCGGCTGCCACGTGTCCCGCCAGAACCGGTCCGGGCGCGGCTTGCCGGTCGCTTCCCAACACGTCGCGCAGCGCACAAACTTGGAGCCGTCGGGCAGCGTCTCCCTGCGATGAGGCGGCCACGGCACAGCGAGCGGCTCCGGCTCGCCACCCAACAGCGCGACCACCGGAGTGCCCCGCACCCCTTCCACACCGCACACCGCTGCCAGCTGGAGCAGCCCTGAGCGGACCTCCACGGCGTGCATCGTGGCGTCGCCGTCGAGCAGCCCGACCCACTTCGCTCCCGCGTCAAACCAGCCCATCTCAGATCTCCTCGACTTTCCATGCGGCGTCGAACCCGAGCCGCAGCGCCGCACGCAACGGCAGACCCTCCCGGCGCAGCACATCCATCACGTCCTCGACCGTCGGCACGTCCGGCGCGTCGCCGTCCGGCCACACGTCGCCGGGCGTCCACTCCTGCGCGGTCACCTCGACCCTGATCCGCCAAAGCGTCATCGCCCCTCCTCTGCTGCGACAGCCCGCCGGGTTGCCATCTCGACGGCCTGCAACGTCTGACGTTGCAGCATCTCCGCCCGGTCGATCTCGGCGAGCAGCAGCACAGCCATGCACTCGGGGTGCCACTGCCAGCAGTCCACCGAATGGGTGGCGAGCATCCACGTGTCATCGGCGGCGAGCCATGCCCGCACCGCGTCAATCGTGCTCATGCCGACCACTCGACCCGGGACCCTTCCAACCCGAACTCGACGGTGACGACACCATCCTCGACCGGTTCCGGCCGGTCCCACTCCCAGTGCCCGACCGGCCGCTCGCCCGCCACCAACATCCATCCGACCTGCCGCTCGCCATCCGAACGGAGCCGCAGATCAGGCCACGGATCCAACCACACCAGCGCCCACGACGACGGCGACCCATCGAGGATCGTCGGGGGAGAGAGCCGGTGCACATGTCTGCCGTCGTCATCCCAGCAGATGAGCGCCCAGTCCTGGGTTGCGAGCTCGACGAGCGACGTCGCCCCCCTTTGCACCGCATCCTCGAAGTCCTGATAGGCCCTCGGCCTCGGCCACGAGCGGCCCATCACCCCTCCATTCCGATCGTTTCCCGCACCCACTGGGCGACCGCTGCGGGCAGATCGACCACCCGCCGACCCCCGTCGTGTGCCCGTTCGAGGCAGGCCCGCAGGTCCTCGATCTCTTCGCGTGCCGCAGCGACGAGCGACACCCACTCCATCCGCTCCCCGCCCGCCAGCACGGCGGCGAGAGCGTCACGGCGTCCCCTCTCCGGTCAGTGGGTTTCCGTCGATGTCGACTTCGTGGAGGACTCGCAGGGTGCGGGCCTTCACCTTGTCCCGGTCGATCACGACCAGATCCGCCACGTCGACGGTGACGGCGACGTAGTGGACGGCGCCTGGGCAGTACATCTGGGCTTCCCACGGGGTGGCGGCGAGGTGAAGCCCTCCGCCGCATGACGGGATCGGGTTCCAGTCTGTTGCGGTGACCTTCCGTCCCGGCCGGTAGGTGAGCCGGGGCGCCTTGTGGGTCCCCTTCCAGTCGGCTTCGACGGCTTTGTGGAGGACGACCACGCCGTCGACGATGTTGACGGCGTGGTAGCGGCACCACCGTTCGGGGGGGCCAAGTTCGGTGGCGTCGATCACGACCCCACCGAAGATGGTCGCTCCCGTGCTGTGCCGGTGGCGTGGACCGTCGCCGCGTCGGTGGCGTGGACCGTCGCCGAGCCGGACGCGTAGACCGTCGCCGCGTCGGTGGCGTGGACCGTCGCCGAGCCGGACGCGTGGACCGTCGCCGAGCCGTACGCCCGGACCGTCGCCGAGCCGGAGGCGTGGACCGTCGCCGCGTCGGACGCGTGGACCGTCGCCGAGCCGGTGGCGGTGACCGTCGCCGAGCCGGACGCGTGGACCGTCGCCGAGCCGGTGGCGGTGACCGTCGCCGCGTCGGACGCGTGGACCGTCGCCGAGCCGGTGGCGGTGACCGTCGCCGCGTCGAACGCGTAGACCGTCGCCGAGCCGGAGGCGTGGACCGTCGCCGCGCCGG